AAATGATAAAATTCCCGCTAGGGATATTTTACAATTTTTTTTTAAATAATTGTTCAGTTCCCTTTTGAATAAAATGATAAAATTCCCGCTAGGGATATTTTACAATTTTTTTTTAAATAATTGTTCAGTTCCCTTTTGAATAAAATGATAAAATTCCCGCTAGGGATATTTTACAATTTTTTTTTAAATAATTGTTCATTATCCTTTTTAAATAAAATGATAAAAATTCCCGCTAGGAATATTTTTTACAAAGGCAATTCTTCATAGTTCTTCTTGAATTCAATAATCTTGCTGATTTGGGGCGGCAATACGAAGCAGTATGTATATCCCAATGTTAAAAGTGATATTAACTCAAGTAAAAAGTTATATATTTTGTAACAATAAAAACTAGACAACAAGTTTTTTACTCTTAATTTTTCTGCATTTTCACTCCAGTCTTTTTCATAATATTCTGGTGGCTTCAATTTTAAAATAATTTGTTTCATCTTTTCTTCTTTATCAATTATGGGCAATGTTTGGTCTCTTATGACTGTTTTGCCTATTGCAAATAATATCGACAAACACCCAATATAAAAGAACATATTCATATCAAATATTGTTACTTTCATTGTGATGTTTTCATTCAATAGTGAAATTGGAATCAGAATGCATAGAAATATACCAACAATAAAAGTTATCGACTTTCCTATTAATGTCAATCTTGAGTCATAAAATTGTTGTAGATATTCAGTAGTGTATTGTCCCGCAAGTGCCAGTCTATTTGCAAATTCATGTTCTAATTCGTTCTTTTGTCTGAATAAACATTTTGCCTTATGACACCATGTTCTAGACCCCATATAGTTGCCTGTTGCTTTCACATTTTCCATATGTCTTGCAAAAATATAAATCACCATTGTTGGTAAAGTAAATATGACCAATATTTGAAAAAATATTCCAAAACAAATAATATTCTTTTTTACTTTATTAACTTGTGGATATCTATCGGGAATCATATTGAAAAACAAATGAGACAATTTTGAATATGGCAATTTTCCCCATGATAATATGTTTTGTTTTATTAATTCAATCATAACATTATCGTCTTTTGTTATTGTCACAACAGAATCACTATAAAGCACATTTCCATCAGCATTTTTTGTATAAATTGCAATTGTGTCAATTAATTCTTTCCATTTTATTGTTTTGATGTCATCGATTGTTAAATTTAATTTTTTATATAAAAATTTGTCAATCCTAAAATATTGAATTGAATTTAAAACACATGAAAATATTAGGATTAGGCAATATGTAAATGTAATAATAGTGTTTATTAAAACATATATTTGAACAGGTGTTGATAAGTCATATGGAACAATAAAATTCGTAATTGGAGTATATTCATCAATTTTATAAAAAAGCAATTCATTCCATTTTACTATTGTTATTACTATGACTGACAGTTGTATTAGGCATAAAACTAAAATTGTTGACAAAACTGAAATGATATAATTTGTTGATCCTTTTATTGACCAATATTTATATAATGTGTTCCAATCAGGTATTTCATTTTTATCGATGTCCCTTGTAATTTCAAGTTTGGAATATTCATCTGTTTTGATCTCAATTTCATCAAATACATCCCCCTCCATTTTTAACACATGTAATATAATATTATACGCATGTGATGCTTTTAGTTGTGCATTTCAATTTTTATTTATAATTATGTCTAATAACAAAAATATATAATAAAAATTATTCATCTTTCAATGCCACAACCAAAAATTCTAAATTGTCTTAACTTTTCAAATTCTGGATGATCGCAACTGCCTTTAACATCATCACATTCTATTTTTTCATCTAGACCAGTTTTGACAATGTAATCTACAATTTTATCTGTAAGTTCAATATATAACAACCATCGTTCAATGTCATCATTTACAGACGAACTGTTGATACAGTTGACAATAATGTCTACGAATTCATCTGTATATTTTACATTTGCTAAATCATCATCACAAATCATCCACAACCAGTCTTTAAAACCAGCATCAATACTTAATCTTAATTTTTCCAATGCAATATCTTTAACATTACGGATTGAATATATACATGCTAAATTGTAATAAGCAAGTACAGAGAAATTTGTGTTAATATACCTCTGGACATGTTCCTCAGCTTTATTCATGTCAATATCCATTAAATAAGCAGAATAGTGGAAATCGTGCCATTGCCATGAATTTTCACAATAGACCAATAGTGCAGAACATTTTTGTTTATACATATCATTATAGTTGTTGTCAATGATATATTGATAAACTTCCAATGTTTGTTCGACAAAAAACTTTGTTATCATAATAATTTTTGCTTCTGGATCATCCTTGATTTTATCTTCTTTTGTAACACTCACAATGTCATTTGTACACTCAACTGTAAAAAATGTGTCATCACCATACTGGAAAGAAATTAAGCTGGACTTGTCGGAAATCTGTTTCCTCTTTCCAGCAATTGAAGATGCATATATTGCATAGTCTGACAGACTGGAAGCCATTTTGAATAATGCATATCTATTACGTATATTAGATAATATACTTTTCAATTTTTATTTTTACAATTTTTAATCATATGTATTTTTCACATTTTTTTATTGCTATTCGCATTCTTCTTCAGATCCATCATCGGACACACACAATGCTTTGGAATCAAGCCAATGTCTTTGAATATATACACGAACAACAGATGCATATTCTTTTCTGCCCTGCCAAAATCTTACAAGTTTATGTTCACCAGCATATTTAATACACTGGTCAATATATACCACAAATTCTGGAGTATGTTTAACAGGTTCAAATTCTTTAGAAATAATGAGATTAACAAAATCATCATAACTACGTCTCTCAAGATGTCTGACAGTTTTATCGATATCTTTGCGATATGCATATATTTTTGCTAAATCAAAATATGCAGTATCCAAAACTTTTTCATATTTAATATATTTTTTAATTTCTTTTTCAGCCTCATCAAAATTATTGGTTGCCATTAATTCATCCACGCGTGCAGAATAGTCAAAAGTGAAACATTCTGTTCTGCAATAATTAAGTAATTCTTCTTCTTTCTCATAAGATTCTCCAAGTGCCTTAATATGATTGTAATTTAGTCTTACAACACCTTCTGGCAAAAAATTTTGGAATTCTATGACAGATTTAATAAAGTGATCAGAAACTATTAAGCGTGTCCAATTATCTGTTTCTGGCAAATCTGATAGATATTTGGTTATTCGTAAACGATCTTTATTTTCTTTATAGTAATAGTCATCTGCTGCAAATACTATATAGTTTGTATCACCTGTTGTAAAAACAAGACAAGCAATATCTTGAATATATTGCCATCTGCCATTTTCATATTTTGGTTTAATTGCTGATGATTCCATTTAGTTTTGTATTATGTTGTTATGATTAAATAAATTATTTTCAATTTTTTATTTTTAATATGTGTCTTTTGACATATATTAAAAATAAAAAATGATAAAATCGTGAATAGCATTCTCACAATTTTAAATTATTGTTCAGTTCCTTTTAAATAAATGATTTACCAACTGACACACCTGCAATCATCTTTTGTTCTATTACACTTGCACAATGTGTTTTTATCATAGTTTCCAAAAATCCCAAATTTATACAATTTGCTAAAATCTTTATCATGTTGAAGTTCATCATTTGCAACATAACGTATTAGTAGTGGTACTTTATGATCAAGATGATGTCGTTCAACATATTCATAAATGACATTTGTATATTCTTTCCTTGTTTTCCAATACTCAATATTTTGTTGTGGTGATGTACAACACAATTCCATTTCAATAGTATCCACAATTTCTTTTCTATCACTAATTCTTTCAAATTCTTTGTCAACAATAACAGCAATCCAATTATATTTACGACTCTTCTTAATACATCTAATTGCTTCTTCATCATTTCCATGAATTGCATATATTTTTGCCAAATCAAAATATGCATAATTTACTGATTTGTTATACAAAATACATAATTTAAGTTCATTTTCAGCTTCAATTAATCTGCCAGATGTCAATAATTCCTTGATATATAAGTAGTCAAAATCAAAACAATTTTTTTCGCAATAGGTTTTTAATTGTCTTTCTTTTTGCATACAATTGTATATCTCATCAATATTTGTGACATCTTTTTGCAGAAGATGACATACTTCAATTGCAGCTGTCATGAAATCATTTGAAATACGTAGGGGTATCCACTTGTCGCCATGTGGCATGTCTGACAAATATTTATTTATACGTAAATGTCTTATTGACATATGCACTATATATTTTGTGTCATTTGCTTGAAAAATAATACAAGGATCATAGTCGTCGAATAATTTCCATCGTCCATTTACACCATATCCTAGGGTCAATTCTGTAGAGTCGGCCATTGTTGCACTTGTTTTGTAAAACCACGCGTGTTTTGTACAGGTGTCATAATCGAAATAATAGAAGCAATACTTAGACAAATAGGATTTTCAATTTTTCATAACACTGTCACCACAGCACTTGGATCAAGTAATGATTCTTCTCCTCTGTCTCGTTTTTCCTTTTCTTGTATTAACCATTGACTTATTGGAATCTTTTTATCATGTGGACTGCCAATTGGGGCATAACACTTACATGTTGGTCCTTTGTATGCAACATTGTCATAATAATAGGTTTGATTGGCACGTTTTTCACTTTCTATTTCTGATTCTCTCAATAATTTCTCTATATAATCTTCCAAATTTGTTGTGTGATAGACTGTATAACCATGTGCGTCATCCAAAGCCATATGTTTTTCTGTATGTCGATAACCAAAAATTGTGAAATATCTTAACTTTTGAAATTCTGGACAATCATAGATGTCTTTGTGTGTGTCATCAATCAAATTATCACGTGTTATTCTTCTGTCAATTCCTGTTTTGATGATATAATCAACGAGACCGTCTGTAAGATGTTTATGCGATTTCCAGTAATCGATGTCATTAAGGATATTTCTAGAATTGATCATGGCGACAATAATAACAACAAAACTTGGATCATATCTTACATTTTTCAAATCATCATCATTCACAGCATATATCCAGTTTGTCTCTCCATTTCTTACAGCTGATGAAAAATACGATAATGATGCCTCTTTAGAATTACGCAATGAATATATGCAAGCCAAATTATAATATGCAGCAGATACAAATATCTTTTTCTTAATATATTTCGACATAAGTCTTTCTGCATCATCCAATTTGCCAGTGTCAAATAGGTGACCAACATAGCCAAAATCAAATTTGTAAAGATCGTTTTTACAATATTCAATCAACTTGTTATAATTATCAGCATAAATTTCAACTGTTGATGAAAAAGTTGGAAGATTTTTGCGCGCCTGCATTTCGTATACCATCGATGCCATATTAACAAACTGTTTTGACATTCGAATTGTTTCTGCTTCTGCATCATTCGGAAAATCATCACTTTTCACAACAAAAATAAAATTATTCGAATAATAAACAATAAAATTAGCAGCATCTCCACATGTCTCCATTGTATCAATATGTGGAAAAGTAATCATACTTATTCCATTAGGGAGTGTCTTTCTTTTTGCAAAAACCGAAATATCGTCAGCCATTTTGTTCGTCAACAAGAAAACAAAATACAGAAAAGATATATAGTAATATAAAATTATTATACAATATGTAGATATTATGCTATTTCAATTTTTTATTTTTAACTTTGCATGAAAGTTAAAAATAAAAAATGATAAAATTTCCGCTAGGAATATTTTACAATTTTTGATCATATGTATTTCATAATTTTTATTATGTCATACAACTTAAATAAATCTATATTGTGATGTTATATATTGCACATATGTTTTCATCATCAAACAATCCAACAGTTTTCAAAATTTTAAATTCTTCTTTTGTGCGCGCATGCTTGATTGCATCGAGTATTTTCTGCTGATCGTCATGAGGACGATCTGCAAGTTTGTCACATAGCTTTTTATTAAATTCGTGAGTTACGCTATCAAGTCTAATATCATCATCAGTCATATATTCAATAATATCTTTTGTCATATGGCTATAATTTTCATACCAGCTCATTAAGAATTCGTCATATGAACTGTTAAGAATCAATTGTCTTACTAATTCAATAAAATCTTTTTTGTATCTAATTAATTCGAGATCTGGATCGATAATCATTGCTATCCAATCTGAAAATCCATGCTTAATCGAATTGTTGAGTGCATCGATAGATTCAGATGAATTTGCAAATAATGAATTGATACACGCTAAATTATACCATGCAACACGTTGTAATAATGAATCTTGCATATTATCATTTTTTACATACGCGCGATATAGTTTTTCTGCAGTTTTGATATGATTTGAAATAAATAGACAACTTTTTCCATATTCCAACAAATCTGTAACATAATCATTATTATAATGATGCATATAGGTAATGTATTCTATAATTTTTTCCTCTGTTTCTTTTAATATGTCTTTTGTCTTCTCTTCTTCATCTGAAGAATAAACTTTGTCAAATTCATTACCATTGCAATAATATAACAATAATAAATTATATATCTTTCGCGGCACACAAAAATCAATTAGGTCATGTTCTTCATATGGATTTTTGATAGCATCCTTCACAGTAAATTTATGATTTTTAAAGCTAAATAATATGAACATTTGATGCTCGTCCGGTTCAATTATCAAAACAGTTTCATTTTCTGGCAGGTATACGGCCTTCACAAAAACAGAATTTATTCTGTTATAAGAATTAGTTTCAAGCGCCATTTTAGAAGAGATTGGACTGATAAAAAATAGTCATATATGCAGTCCTATTTAAGGTAAATTATAAATGAATGAATATCCAGATAGTTTGATGTTTCAATTTTTATTCATATTTGCTCATTTCCTTTAGGAAATATGCCAATATAAATAAAAATGATAAAATTTCCGCTAGGAATTATCCAAAAGTGTTTTCTGCAGAATAGGTAATATACAAAAATTCATCGTCTTTATCTTTATATTTATCAAACATTGAACTCATAATAGCAGATGATGGTGGAATTGTATTTTTTATAAATATAAACATGGCCTTTTCTGGACTTAATTTTATTCTTTTTCGAATCACATAACAAAATTGACCAACCGTCAGATCAGCGGGAACTAGATATTTTCTTTTGTCAATATCAGGAACATCAGATTTTTTGTCTTTAGTCACAATTACTGGTATTCTGTCTGGAAATTTTGCTCTGATTTTTCTGGATTCTGTATTATCACGCTTGCTTTTTTTTTCCATAACTCTTTTCAACATTGATATACTACTATTTAACATAATATTATTGTCTTAACTACAACATATGCATAAAGTTTTTCAATTTTTATAAATAAATTAGTGTCCAAATAAATCACTCAATCGATTTAATGTTTGTTGATGCAAATATTCAAGATCATCGTCACAATGACGCCAGCTGCGACGCGTGTTTCCAATAATTTGTGGTTTTCTAATTCCGAAGACATCATCGTTATCAGCAGTAATTACATAACGGGCGCCTTTGAAAATATTAAACTTACTGATCTTATTTAAAGCATTAACATCGGCCTCCTTAATTTCTACAGTGGGGATAGGCAATTCTGATAGACCTTTTTCTGTTACGCGGACTAAGCTATCAATATAACTTCTGCTAATATAATCACAGATTTTGTCTGTTTGACTAATGTTTTCTGCCCACCATTGTAGATTCTGTTGGCTTCCTGCTAAGTTGACCAGTACACTAATTTCATCAACAATCTGTGGATAATATTTGATATTATCAAGATTTGGATCAGTTACAATTCTAATCCAATTGACAAATCCATTAATGATCGACTTTTTTAAATAATAGATAGCATCTTCATATTTTTTCTTTAGAGAATACAAGCAGGCTAAATCATAATACATAGTTTCGACATACGTGTTGATCTTAAGATATTTATTGATATGTGTTTCTGCTTCATCAAACCTCTTTTGTTTAATCAAATAACGACAGTAGTTATAATCGAAAACAAACAACTTTTCTTGCATATATTTGATAACTTCGTTTTGCAATGATGCATTTTCCTTTGACTTGTCAACAAATTCTTGTAGGCCATTTGCGTCTTTATTGAATGAATACCATTTCCACACAATATCTGCAAATTCGGTTGGCATATAGATATTTTCACAATCATCTGTAATTTTCTCATCAGCAGAACATTTTCTGATAGACATATAGTTTTTAGTTTTATAAATAGCTAATGTGACTGTGTTGCTTTCAGTTCCAATAGACAGTGGCAAAATAATTAATGATGATTTGTTTTCATCGAAAAACTTTTGCTTGCCAACGATGGCATTCTCATACATCTTAGAGTCTTCCATTTTGATTGAATAATATTTAATGGAATAGTGCCTAGAATGTTTGGAATTCAATTTTTTATTTATATATTTTGCTTACGCCAAATATATAAATGAAAATTATAAAATTACTGTGTAAAATTCTTTTCTAATTTAGATAAACGTTCTTCAAATTTGTCAAGTCTATCCATTATTTCTTGACATGTTTTAACTAATGGTGCTATAAATTCAACATATCCCAATGATAATACATCATCACCCCCGTTTATTTTGTGATCTTGATAACCGCCAAATTCAAAGCCAGAATCACGAACATCTTGAGCAATAAAACCATGATGAAAACGTGTTCCTTTTTTACTTCCATCTTTTACGACATTTGCTAATTTTGTTCTATCTTTCCATTCATTCATCAAAGCATCATACATTTGTTTTTTATGGTTGTAATCATCTAAACGTTTTTGGAAATCATCATTAGACTCATCATATTTCTTTTTTGGTTCTTTTTCAGTAAATGGTTCTGGCGGAGATGGTCTATAGTTGTCACGATAGTCAAATTTGTAATCAACAGGTTTTAATGATTTAATAAAGTCTGAACCAAGCACGGTTGGTTGAATGTCTATTTTATCGCGCATATCAGAACGAGTTTGTACTGTTCCATAAACGAATGTTGTAGTTTCAGAATCTCCCAACTGAACTTGCTTACTACCAGTAACTGCAGAATTTGCACCAATACATGTTGAATTTGAATAATCACTTGAATTATCTAGAAAAGCATTATATCCTAATGCTGTGTTATAATTACCAGAACCCCCTTTCCATAATGAAAAATATCCGACGCTTGTATTCGCTGTGCCTGTACATTTACCTCCTGAACTTGAACCAATTGCAACATTGAATGATGTGTTTGCATCACGAAGAGAACTTTCTCCAATAGCAATATTACTACTGCCACTCTTATTTGATTCTAATGCTTGGATACCCATTGCAATATTAAAAGTACCATCGTCATTTTGAACTAAACATCTTCCGATGGCGATATTTCCTGACCCACTTGTGTTGTTTGTTAATGCTGTTTGTCCAATACCAACATTACTATTGCCAGTGGTTGATCTTAATGCTTGATCACCGATTGCAACATTGTAATTTACATTATCACCGCTAAATAATGTTTGATAACCAATTGCAATATTTGAACTTCCTTTTGAGTTTAAGTACAAAGAACCACTTCCCAGTGCCAAATTGTTTGATCCAGTCTTATTTGTCATTAAACTTGTATATCCAACAGCTAAATTGTTATTTCCAGTTGTATTATTATATAGTGATTCGTATCCAACAGCCAAATTGTCTTTCCCTGATGTGTTGTTATACAATGCGTTCCATCCCACTGCGGTTAGATTAGAAACAGTTGTATTGCTGTATAATGCAGAATTTCCAACAGCAACACAATTGTTTGCTGTTGTGTTTGAATATAATGCCATTTCTCCTAATGCAATAGATTCATTTCCATTTGTGTTATTAGCCAATGATTTGATGCCAATCGCAATATTACTATTACCTTCTGTATTAAAATACATAGATTCAGCCCCTATTCCAATATTATTTATGCCTGTTGTTTCAAACAATGCACTGTCGCCAATAGCAACATTGTTTGTTCCAGCACTTGCTGAATTTGCCAAAGCGGAACTTCCTATTGCCACATTATAGGTTCCATCAACATTATTTGCCAAAGACTGAATTCCAATACCAATATTTGATGATCCAGTTGTATTACCATTAAGAGCACTGTAGCCAACACCAATATTATTATGTCCAGTTGTGTTTGAATAAAGAGTGCTTGGTCCAATTGCCACATTACTATCTGAAGTTGACTTTGCCAATGAATTTTTACCAATTGCAACATTGTTATTTCCACTTTTATTTGCTGTTAAAACAGAGTTTCCAATTGCAACATTTGAATATCCATCTATATTATTATATAGTGATTTGTATCCAACAGCCAAATTGTCTGTCCCTGATGTATTGCTATACAATGATTCATGTCCAACAGCAATCAAGTTAGATACTGTTGTAGAGCTATATAGTGCTGATGTACCGACTGCAACATTATTATTTCCAGTTGTGTTTGCCTGTAATGCTTGAGACCCCATTGCGACATTTTCAGTCCCTGTTGTATTTGCAGTTAATGATTCATAACCTATTGACGTATTATCGCTGCCAGTTGTTGTCTTTTGTTGTGAACTACAACCAAAAGCAGAGTTATTGCTAACTGTCGTGAATTGTAAAGCATTTGTTCCTACTGCAGTATTGCTGTTGCCCGATGAATTGGTTGATATTGCATTTGAACCAATTCCTACATTAAATTCACCGTCATCATTTCTATATAATGAATATGCGCCCACGGCAGTATTGCTTTGGCCAGATGTATTATAATATAATGAATTGCATCCAATACAAGTATTATATAATCCGCTGATATTTGAAAATAAAGATGCTCTTCCAACACCGGTATTTTCAGATCCGTAACTATTACATCTTAATGATTCTGAACCAACACCTGTATTTGAGTGTCCTGTTGTATTCGTACATAATGCATTATATCCAATACCAATATTATTTGATTCTATATTTGAATTTAGTGCATATGTCCCGATACCTATATTTTTTATACCTTTTGTTGCCTGATTCATTGCATAGTATCCAACTGCTACATTGTCATCTGCGTCATCTATTTTTTGAAGTGAACCTACACCTACAGCTGTATTTTGTATACCTGTTTTTAATGTTTGAAGTGATGATATTCCGACAGCCAAATTATTGCTGCCAGTTGTGCATGCTGCTAAAGCATAATTTCCCAAAGCCGTGTTTCCATTTGAATTTGCATTATATAAAGCCTTTACACCAAGTGCAAGATTTGAAGAACCTGTGCTGTTATTGAAAAGTGCATTTGATCCAATAGCTGTATTTTCATCTCCGCTAGTATTACTTACAAGACAATTTGCACCAAATGCAGAACAGTCAGTACCTGACGTATGTAGTTGCATTGCACTTGAGCCAACTGCAGTTAAGTTACTTCCAGTAGTTATATTAGTTAAAACTGCATTTCCAACACCTGTATTATTTTCTCCTGTTGTAAGTGACATCATTGTTGCAACACCAATCGCAACATTACTACTTCCATCAGTCACACTTTCAAGAGCATTTTCACCTAATGCAATATTTTGCACACCTCCATCTAATGAAGATAATGTTGAATTCCCGACACCCAAATTTGATGTGTCCTCTGATATACCTGTGCTTATTGTTATAGTGCCAATTTGTGCAAAACCTCCAATATATAAATTATGATATCTTTTGTCATCAGAACCAATATCTGTAATATTATCTTCAGAAGGCACCAATTCATCTATTGTTCCACTCACCTTTATATTTGCAATTTGTCTTTGTAATGACAATGTTTTATTTAATGCCAATTCAGCTATCACCAAAGCATTAGACTTATTAATATCGGACATATATTATTAGTATATAATATTTATATTATTCATCTGGCGAAAATGAATAATATTTTAACATATTTTTTCCATAATTCCATAAATAAAATCATTTAATTCACCAGAAGCTAAAATTGTGCCACCTAGTCTTGGATTTACCTCAAATATTTTTATTTTATCATCAGGAGTAATTCTAAAATCAACAGTTGCAAATCCAGTATAATTCATTGGAATAAATAGTCTTTCAAATAAATTATTATGAATTCTCAAATCGTCTCTTCTTTTTGGATTTAATATTTTCCCTTGTGTTATATAAATATCACTTCTTTTAGCATCATCACAATAATAATAAGACACAATTATTTTTCCATCTTTTACATAAAACATTCCAACATGATCAACACCCAAAATAAATTCTTGAATAATGTAATTCTGTTGTTTAATTTTAAAATCTTTTACTTCATTTCCAAAAACTACAATATCAGTTCCTGCATAACTTTCACTTGGTTTTAATATATTTGGATACTTGAGATCATTTATTCCATATCTATTGCCTTCTACACAAATTACATATGTAATTGGCACAATATCACCAAGATTGTTATCAATACAATATATCGAAAATACTGCTTTATTATTAAAAATTTTTACATTGTCTAAACTATCACCACATAAGAATTTTGCTTTTGTTTTGTTTACAAGATTGCCAATGACAAAAAGAGTATTATCAACATTTGATGGTATGATTATGTCATTTTCTGTAAGATTTGATATGTCAATATTGTCAACAAATTTTAAATTTTTTACTTTTTTTAATCCTTCATACCATTCTTTCCATTGTGGAACAAACATATAGAGATTCATATATATACATCTTATTTATTTTTATTATGATAGACTCATAACAAAAATATTATAATTATACAAGCAAATTTAGACTATTTACTTTCTTGATCCCTTTCTAGATCCTTTCTTTGATCCCTTTTTGGATCCCTTTCTACCTCTTCTCTTTCCACCCTCCATGACTCTGTTGTTTGATCTCTTGGATGATTTCTTTGATCCTTTCTTTGAGCCTTTTCTGCCTCTGCGTTTTCCACCAGCTTGAGCTAATCCAGCGTCCATTTCTATATAATAAGTAATCTATATTTTTCTAAAAAAACGAAAATAAAAATTTATATAATTGTTCGTAGTCTTATACACATTTATAGTAAAAAATGTCATACGTAAATTGTGAAATATTATTGTATATTATTATGTTATAATGGCGAACTTAGAAGAAGCATTTATACCACCTTCATTCAGAATTATGAAAGATCCAAGACATTTTTCTGCAAAGGAGAAGATAGATAAAGACAAATATTATTGGAATAATGTGCAAACCAGAGAATATATTAAAAATCCAAAATGTGAAGACACCTTTACAGACAACAGATTTCAAAGTTCAGGAGTTTCCGATGTTATGTTAGACTGTTTAACAGATCAAATTCAAACTTTGACAAATAGATTAGACACTGTAATAAAATCAATTGATGTTATATCAAAAAGACTTGATTTAATTGAATCTAAATTAGAAAAAACTCAAATCAAAGAAGAAATAAAAGAAGAAAAGGGATTTTTCAAAAAAATGTATGAATCATTATTTGGAAGAAATGAAAAAACGCCTAGTGACAATACAGAAATACAAGAACCATCCCAAATTGTTGAACCAAAAGAAGAAACTAAAGTGGTTGAATATAGAGATCGTACAGAAAATTTAGATTATACAAAAGATTTAGATCATAACAAACAAATTGATGATGTATTTGACAGATATGAACAAAAAGTACAAGAATTGAATTTGCAAAATAATGATTTTGCAAAATTTAATTTATTGTGTTCAGAGATGGCTGTTGAGGGATTAAAAGAACATTTGGAGTCAAGAGTAGGTGATGTATATGGCGATCCAGATGTACTTACTGCTGAATTTAATCCAGAACTTGAAAGACGTGCACAAATAGATCTCAATGCAATGGAAAATAAAGACAATATAATATATAACATACATACTGGAAATATACATGTCAATTTGCCTAAAATTTAATAGTTATTTTTATTTACGATAGTGTGCCAAAAGTATTCAAACAATGTTTTTACTACGTATATTACTATTGCATTATTTGTATTTATTTTATTAATATATGTGTCATATAGCCAAAATACATTGAATAAATCTGGACAATATATCAACCACTTACTGTTTTTTGTTCTGGCGAAATTATAAACTCCAACTGAGCGCAATATTAAAATGTATATATAATAACTGTCTAATTTGAATCAATATAAAATAAGAAAGTTTGTTAATAGATCAACGATTTTGTCATATAATTGATAGTGAAAGTTTTTACATTTTTTGTATTCGCCTTCTACTCCAGCAATTTTTCCAATAAAACGTGTTGACCAACAATCAAAAAAATCTGAAAGAAACATTAGAATAATTATTTGTTCTTTTTATATATTTAAACACAACAAAGCACATGTCAAAATTATTCTTATGACAAATCCTCTATTTATCAAATCAAATTCTTCAGCAGTCAATATATCTGGCATTTATATAATAGATATATATTTGAGTTTATTATTCTATATTTATTTAAAACATATAGTATGGCAGACTTACGCGAAGCATTCGTTCCCTTGTCTCTAAAACTTATTAAAGAACCCAGACAATTTTCTGCAAAAGAAAAAATATGGAAGAAATATTGGCACTCAGATGGTTATTACATGAATAAAATAAAAAGTGCAGAATATCTAAAAAATCCAAATTATGAACCGATTGATGATAATAGAGCTGAAGAACAAAAGGATGAAATAAAGATTTTAAAAGATAAAATAGAAATGTTAGAACAAACACTACAAGTTTTATTATCTAAATCAGAAACTGAATCAAAAACATTTGAAACAACAACATTTACAGAAACAATAACAACAAAAGATGACACAAAGAAATCGTTAAATTTGACAATAACTGTTCCTACAAAAGTAGAGTGTAGAAATATAACTTCATGTGAATTTACTAAAAATCTTGATCACAATCAGCAAATAGATAATGTACTTGCTAGATATAAAACATATAAAAAAAAGTTTGGTATAACTGGCAAAAATGCAAAAAATAAAGCTTTTGCAAATGAAATAGGAACAAGTGTTATCAAAGAACAATTGGAAACACGTTTAGGCGATACAGGAGGATTGTCATATATATTAGGCACTGAACGTGATAAAGAAACAGAAAAATGTTTAAATGATTTACCAAAATTTAAAAGTTATACTGATTTTGAATTCGAACCAATAAGCAAATTTTAAGTTCTATATCTCTCTCTTATTCTGTCTGCAGAATATTCATTTATGTCAACTTTAATAATTTTATTATTTTCCCATATATACCACACACCAACCTTCTTTCCATTTTCATAATGTCCCTCTTCTAACTTAGTTCCTGATTCCCAATCATAGTGTAAATAATATCCATTGAGTATACCATTTACATAATTACATTCAAGAACTAAACTGCCAGTTATTGACCAATCATACCACACTCCAGTATAATTTACATTTTCTGGTCTAAACAAATAATAAACACGATCCAAAGTTTTGTAATATCTTATGCCAAAAGTATGAATCTCTTTTGTATTGCCATCAAACACAGATGATACAGTTTTTCCTACTTCATATGTTAATTTCTCTCCATTGAATTCATTATTTATTATCATATTCGTTGTCAAATCAGGATTAAATCTGTCAAATATTTTTACGACTTTCAATTCAGACGCCCTGTATGGGGCATAATGTGAATCATATACATCTCTTGATTCATTTGTTCTTGTTGATCCAAGTTTTTCTAAAATTAAAATCCAATTCAAAGAATGTTTATATACATATATATCATCATTTATATATTCACTAAAATAGCTTTTTAATTTCTCTAACATAATATCTATTATTGGTATTTTTGTGTCGATACAAACGCTTGATGCAAACCAGCCAAATCAACATATAAATCAGGACATATGTCTTTTTTATTGTATAAAGCTATATCCTTCATATCAAACTCAATCTCCATTTTATCATCTAATCCTAATTGATAATTAATACCAATCATAAAAAATTGATATCTGAATTTAAAGTAATTTCCAGCAGTGTTTTCATATTCGGCAAATAATCTTTCATATCCAAAATCACGTAACAGATTGTAAAATTGTTTAATTGTTAATTTTGTCATTACTGTGTTTTTTATCATCACCTGTTGGAATCCATATCTAGTGATAAAGTTATACATATCTACGTATCCTCTTTTAATAAGTGTATTGCCACATGGATTGCAAATTGGTCTTAGATTCTGAATTCTATCTACTGCACCTTTCGTATAATCAGTTATATCAAAACAATCAAACGTATTTTCATTCATATATACTTTACACCTAAAGCATGAATTTCCATAGTTATCATAAATCAATTTTTTTATTTCATTATTCATATAAACAAATAATAAAATATTTCTAAGTATTATTTGTATAATAATTATATTTCATATAGTTATGTCTACAAATTTAGATTATGACAACGATGTGATCAATATTACTGCTTTACATGAAATGGCAAAAGACTTTTATAGGGATAATGATATAAAAGGTGAAACAGATGATGATATAAATTCACATATCGAACTTTTAATTCAACCATATAAAACAAAAAAGATGTTACTCTCAATGTTTGTATATAAATTGGTTGATGGCAAAATGACTTTATTAGATTCAGAAAAAAGAGTAATGCTATTTGAAATTACAAAATCACTTGAGTCAATAAATAATAACAAAGTAGACGATCTTGAAGGAATTTTAAGAGTATATGAATCTAAATTTGGTAATTTAGGTTTAAAACACAAGTATGAGGGAATTAAATTGGCATATGAGCCAGAAAACAAATTATGGGTGTCAAAGTTTGGAAATAATGGTTTATATATGGCGACAAATATTAAACCATTATTACTTCATTAACAAAAAAATAAACAAAGACATATGTCGATAATTATTTTTCCAAAACATAAATACAAATAATATTGTTGATATATGTTAAAATATTCCATACAGTGTTTTGAATAATAATTCATCGTTTTCAAAATAGTAAATTGGAAAATAATTTTTACTATTATAAAAAGACATAACATATTAAATAATAAAGATTTCATCGTAGTGCCTTTTATTTTGCCTATGATAAAGATGATTGTGATTCCTAGAGATAATGATGAATCAATCATCAACCATTCAGATATTTTGTCACCTGTATTGCATTTATCATATTGAGAATTATATATGCCATAGAATAATTCTAGGAAATTAAATGACAATAGTGCACATGATGATACTATACAATAATTATTTATTCTGTTGTTGATTTGAATAACAACTTGGTTATTGGAAATATTGTCTATACCATCCATAGTACATCTGAATAATGAATGGCGCAACTAAAACAGATAATGCTAGTGAAACATAAAATATCACTAGATATGGATGCATTTTTTGCTATTTATTATAATGATAAAGGTTATAATGAATGTAGAAATCAATTTTTTATTTTTACACGACATTTTGTTGAGTCAATGGCTGCAACAATATTCCATCTGTATGTCTATGATTATGATGTCCATTTAACTCTCTGCATAATCCACATATGAGACAAATCAATGACACAATTATTATAACTCCAAATGTAATATATTTCCATATCAATAAGATTAAAATAATTATCAAACTTGAATCAAAACAAAAACTGAAATATAAAATAGAACCAATAATACACCATACTAAGTCAAATGACGAATATACCATAAACCAACAGGCGTTCCATGCATTATTTGTAGCATCAATATTTGTTGAGGGAGTTCTTCTTCCATCACGTTCTTCAATACTGTTACATGCATTACAAACACCAAGTAATATAAATGGACAAATTATTAACCATAAGCTTGTTTGCGAACCTGTGAAGATCCAATCATGAAGCGTAAAATTTCCATCGGGAAAACTACATTGCAAATCATCTTTCATATGTCCATCAATAATTAAACCTGTTATTGCAAGCAATACATTTATTAAGTTTAACCAAAAGAAAATACCACTAAGTACAGACATTTTAACATTGAATCAAATAGACTAATGTTAAAAGACCAAAGAATAAAAAAATCAATTTTTTTATTTATATCACATTATACAATGGATTATTTATTGCTTCTCCTACTTTTTTCTTTGATGCAATGCAAATTAGACTAATAAAAAGTGTTATAAAACATACATATTTCCATATCAACAAAACCCATATTATTATGAGTTTATGATCAAAACAATAACTAAAGAAGAGAATTGTTCCAATTATGTTCCATATTAAGTCAAAAATTGTAGTTATTACAAAAAATACAACTAGCCAAATATTAAATCTCTGAAAAAAATCAGTAATGTTGTCAGTGGTGCACCAAGACATAAGTGATATAATACAATATTCAACGGTCAAAAAAATTAACATCACGTCACATTGAACAACAATCCAATAATGCAGAGTAAAATTGCTGGTGGAAAATGTACATCCTAACTCATTTTTTGTAAAAGAATCTACACATAATGCAACAATAGAAAATATAAAGTTGAATAAGTTCAAAAGATGAATCAGAAGCATTTTTGTCGTTTAAAAAAGACATATAACCATTTTTGACATAGACATATCTAATACTTTTGGTTTCAATTTTTATTAAGTTTGTTTCTTTACTATTTTCTTAATTGTTTTTTTCACAACTTTCTTTTTTGGTGTTTCTTCCTCACTTTCTGAATCACTTGTATCTGTGTCGCTAATTACTTTTTTCTTGACAGTCTTCTTTTTTGGTATTTCTTCCTCACTTTCCGAATCAATAATTACTTTTTTCTTGACAGCTTTTGCTTTGGGCATTTTTTCATTTAGTATATCAATACAAGTGTAATGTAATTCAAGAAAATTTGCGAGTTCTAACATCTTTGGTGTAGCAACATAATCTGCAAATTTAAGAAATGTATTAAGTCTTGATTTAGTTTTATATATCAACAAAATATAATTCACAATCATATCTTCATCAAATTTTCCGCAATCGGCAATAGCTTTTTTAAAGTCCTTCATCAAAATTTGTTCAAATGATTTTTTTTTAGTCAATCGTTTTAATAACATAAATTGTAGTTGTTTTTCTGGGTTTGTTTTTTTAAATTTTAAAATAATATCATCATATATATCTTTTTTAATATCAAAATCAAAGTTTCCATCGATTTCACCATCGTATTTTTTGATTTTGCGTGAACATATGTCGAAAAAAAAAATCAATTGTTTTTCTGTTGGCTTTAAATTAAAATAAAATTCATTTATAAAAGCAATTATTCGCAGTGCTACTGTGTATTTTTCGTGTATTTTGTTATATCCATTAATCATCATATCAATATGTTTTGATTCAATTTTATATTTATTATTATACATATCCATAATCACTTCATTATAACAAATCGAAATTGCAAATTCAAAAAATTCTTTTGAATGATAAGAGCATTTTGATAAATAATCATCAAAAAATGACTTCAATGCATACAATGGACAATCTTGATTGGGAAATGAATAAAATATTTTTTTTAATATTTCCAATGGACTTGGCTTTGCCATTTCTGGCACGTCTAATCCTATTGCCATTTTTTTAAAAATATCATCAGTGTATTTTAAATTATCCATATTTTTAGTTATAAAATCGAACCATTCGACTTTTGGATACTTTACCATTAGATATTTACATATTTCGACAGGAGAGAATTTTAATAGATATATTAATATATCACGATAATGTATACTGTCTACTTTGAATGCATTTGTCCAATCTATTTTTTTTGAAAAAAACCACTTAGCAAAATCTATTTTTTTTTGAGGTTCGATTCGCATATCCCCTAAAAACCACAGTGTATACAGTGCATTATATCCCAATTCATGTTCAAAAATGCCACTATAGTCAAGAATTTTTTTTATGTTTTCAATCATTACATCCTTATCACCATCGCGCACGCACGTTGTTCGAAATGAGCCTTTTTTAGTGATAAGGTCATTTAGTAATTTATCTTTTGGTATACTGTCTATTTTAAGAAATGGATCTTCTAACTTTACATTTTGTAACTTAAAGGGGATATTGTTATCCATTTTTATATTATAATAAATGTTATTATGATATATAATAAAAAAATCAATTTTTATTTTTGGCTAGTTTCTTTTTAATTGCTTTTTTCACAACTTTCTTTTTCGTTTTTTCTTCACTTTCGGAATCGCTTGTATCGCTGACTATTACTTTCTCTTTTGGCTTTTCTTCTGTATTTTTTACTATTTTTTTAATTGCTTTCTTTTTTGGTTCTTCTTTTGGCTTTTCCACTTTTGAATTAAGTATGTCAATAATGTTTTTTTCTAGTCCGACTGTGGTTGCAATTTGCAATATTTTTGGAGTTGACACAAAATTAGCTTTGGTCAAAAATAGAATTAATTTTGCAGGTGTTTTTAATAAAAGCAAAATGACATATATTACCATATCATCACTGAATTTTCCACAATCAATTAGCATTTTTGGCATATCTTTGCTAGATATGGGTTGTTGCCAATATGAAGGCAATAATCTTCGCATAAATATATATTGTAATTCGATCTCACATTTATTATTTTTGAGTAGTAGTTCTTTCATATGATTGACAATATCATCTTTTATTGCATAATTATTTAAAGTGGGCTTCTGTATATATCTATCGGAATGTTTTTTAAATTTGCATGTGTATATTTCATAAAATTTTATTAGTTGATCTTTTGTGAAATCCAAACTATAATAAAACTCATTTAAGAAAGCAATCACCCTGTATGTAAACATTATACTTTTATCATAATTGTTCAGCATTGAAGTCAAATGTGTCGATTCTATTTTATATTTATTATTGACCATTTCTACTATTACTTCATTATAGCAAACAGACATTGCATAATCAAAAACTTCATTTGAGAAATAATTTTTTCCAGTTAAACATTCTTCATGAAGCCGTTTTAACCATATGAGTTTACTATTAACTGCATATTCCACAGCTGAAAATATTTTAGTTAATATTTTGAGTGGCTTTGTTGATGATACTAAGAAAGCAATTTTTTTTGTAAGCTCAGGCAGTCGCGCTTCATCCGTATAGCAACAAAGTATGTCTATCCAATTTAATTTTGGTGCGCAACTGACCATTTTTCTAAAAACATCAAAACTTACATTTGATGCCACATCAAGGAAAACTTCGTCAGTTTCTACAAATATGTTTTTCCAATTTATTTTCTGAGAAAAAAACCAGTCGATGAAATTATCAATTGATTCCTGCTTGAAATTTGTCGCTTTTTCTGGCTTAAATATGTTAAGTAAACAATACAATATATTTGGTGATGGTTCAGTATTAAAATAATCAATGTGCATTAAAATTTTTTTAATGTTTTCTATCATATTACATGTCAATATTTGAAAATATTTGCCATCTTTCAAAAATTTTTTAGAGTCAAATACTATTGATTCATCATTGATTTTTTTAATTATGGTTTTTTGTGTTTCTTCATTTGGAATAACATCATACACATCGAAATTTTCATTTTCAATGCACTTTGGATTAAAATGTATCACAGCACTCATAATATAATTGATTGAACGATTATATTATCAAAAGAAAGAAAAATCAATTTTTAATTATGTCTTTTTATTTGATCTCTTAGAACGTTTTTTACTGCTTCTCTTTGTTGTTTTTTTAGATGCTTTTCTACTTTGCTTTCTAGATTGTTTTCTAGAATGTTTTCTAGAAGACTTTTTACTTTTCTTTTTTGAAGACTTTTTTGTTCCTTTACGCCTGCCGCCATTTAGGAATGGCAGTACAGGGTTCCTTGTGGACACATCCTTCGTTGAGTACTTGACAACATTTAATGGTTTCAAATCGGTAATTGATGGTCTCAAATCGGTAGTTGATGATATGGTAGTTGATGGTTTTGTTCTTTCTATCAACTCTTCTACTATATCTTGTTCTTTTTGTTCAGCCTGTTCGGCAGTTGGTGGTTGCTCACTATCACTATCCATATATATTACAAAACTATATTTTTATAAATTAAACAGTTTTTCTTTCATTATTTTCTTTTTTTGGCAGTTCTTCAGTTTTTTTAATTTTTCATTTAGTATTTTAATTGCTTCATCATGATCTAGATCAAAGTTGCATACATCAAAATAAATAAATAAACTTACTTTTTTTTGTCACATATACTGTTATGTATGCTGCTGTAAATATTAAATATCGATATGTATCTAATGATCAACGCTGCCCACATGATTGAATTTACCTCACTTGGCTCAACATGCGAACAATCTCTCCAGAATATGATTGATCCAATAATCGTCCATGCAATAGTAAATACAAGAGACAATAGACGCAATATGAGTAAAAGAATATCACATTTTATAAGTGTGTTGTCTCTTTTAGTTTTTATATTTATCGTCAAAAATGCTAAAATAAATATGGGTGCTAAAAATAGCAACAGAACGATGGCATCAGTCAATAACCACTGATAAATAGATATGCCAACACTTGAAGAACAATCGATATCATTCTCATATTTTGTCGCAATGACTAATTCTGCAATTGATAAAGATGCAACTAGCGAAAAAAAACATGTAAAACATGCGCCAATACATATTTTTCCACACAGAGGCAATTCTTCCTTAGAATTGTCAACTGTGGCAACAGGAATACGAGTTTCATGCGAAGTCGACGCCATTTTGATCAATTAGATATGGTATTTTGTATATGGTATGGTATTTTCTATATAGATATTTTAGACATTATGATGTTCAATTTTTTATTTCTGAATGACGTTTTCCTTGAGAAATAAAAAAGGATAAAATTTCACTTATTTAATTTAACACGTGATGTCAATAATGTCATTAATAATATAAACCATTTAATTATCAATGTCGTCCACATTAAAGCATTAATTTTATTTGGTTGGACATCAATACAATCTCTCCAAAATACAAGTGATCCAATTAGCAACCAAGAAAAATTAAATAGAACATGTGGGATCATCAAAAAAGATGCGACTCTATCCACAATTTTGAATGTTTGATCAAATTTAGTTAGAGTATAAATCACTGAAGCAAACAAAATTGCGAATGTAATCGAAAACACAATAGCATCAATCAATAACCAATGGTAAATTGGTAAACCAATAGGTGATTCACAATCAATATCATTTTTGTATTTTACAGCAATCACAATTTGTAATATTGAAAAGACATTCACAATCATATATATAAATGCTGCACAACAATATGTAATTATACAACCAAAAAATGGAGATGCATCGTTTTTCCCGCTTAGAAACACACTATCACTATCAGTTTCCCTTGATCTTTCTACAATCACAGACAATTCAAGCTGTTTTGATGCCATTGTTGCAATAGGAATAATAAATTAAACAGTTCTAATTATTGAGTTTTCAATTTTTTATTTTCACTTATGTATCTAACAACACATAAGTGAAAATAAAAAATGATAAAATCGCGATCCAGTGATTTTTCAATTTTTTATTTCTTCTTCACTATCCGAAGTGTCTGTGTCAATCTCTACTTTCTTCTTAATAATTTTTTTAACTACTTTCTTTTTTTGTGTTTCATCTTCTTCACTTTCTGATTCATCTATTACTTTTTTCTTTTTAACTACTTTCTTTTTTTGTGTTTCATCTTCTTCACTTTCTGATTCATCTATTACTTTTTTCTTTTTGACTACTTTCTTTTTTGGTTTTGGTTGTTTGTCTTCAGGCAATTTTTTATTTAGTAAAATCATTTTTTTATCATCAAAGTCTAATAGTTTTGCATATGACAATATTTCTGGTGTAGTTATATAATTTCCATTTTTTAATAATCTATTTATATGTACATTTTTTTGAACACCACATAGCAAATTTATCATAGTTTTTTCTGTCAATTCTCCACAATTTTTCAGCATTGCGTCAATGTGGCACACCGCTAGTTGTTTATAATATTTTTTTACACATAATTTTTTTATCAATTCTTTTTGACATGCTTCATATAATTGATATTTTGATTTATTTGACACTTTTAACATTAATTCTTCTTTTACTTTGTCATCAGTTTGATAATCTGTATAACTTATTGGTGTGAAATAAATAGAAATAAAATAAATTATTTGTTCATCAGTCATATTTAATGTTGAGTAATACATGTTTAAAAAATTTATTATTCTATAATGACAATCTTCTTTATAAACACTTTTGCTATTTTTGTATTCATTTATCATCATGTCAATATGTTTTTCTTCAATGATGTATTTATTATTTACCATTTCATCAATCACATTATTGTAACAAATTTTAATAGCAAATTCAAACATTTCTTGTGAAAAATATTTACGATCTTTCAATTGTTTTTCATAAAATAAATCTAATAACCCTATTGGAAATCCATTTCTGACAGAATAAAGTGATTCTAAAATTTGCGTTACAGATGGTTTAGGTTTTAACACATTACACATTTCAATATACTCAAAAAAAAGTTTCCGATCATAGTTCGTTTCATTAGTCCATTTTTGAACACCATATGACGTTTTCGACAGTCTTTCAATAAATGTCAGAGATATAAATTCAAGCCAATTAATTGTTATATTTTTTTTAGAATATAGGTATTTGAATAATTTTAAATTCAAAATTGATTTTAGTGAATGACTTGTGTGATTTATAATATTTGTCCAATCTATCTTTTGATCAAAAATATAATCAAAAAATTTGACAAAAATGTCGTTGTGTTCAATGGCGCAGCCACAATAAACTTCTAGGACTCTGTTTATATAACACAATAAAGCATGCGTTGGCTTCTTGAAATAATCAACATGTGTTAATATTTTTGTAATATTTGATAGAACAATTTCAACATTGGCAAAATCTATCTTGTAGTCTTTCGTGTTAGTAAAATAGATGGTGTTGTATCTTGTACAACTATTTATGGCGTTTACAATATCATCTTTTGTCAATTTATTATCAATACGAAAGTCATAAATACTAAAAATAGGACTATTTAAACCATGTTTATAATTAGAAATATGGTCTAGAATTTCACGTGGAAGCATTTTGCATTATTAAATAAACACCAGTATAATTTCGGATATTTTTTCAATTTTTTTACTTATAATATGTCTTACTCTTCTGATTTTTTTGAACGCGACATCAATGTTAAAAACATCATAATCCATTTAATCAATAAAACCACCCACATAATTGTATTCACCTCACTTGGATTTACATGGACACAATCTCTCCAAAATATGATTGATCCAACAATCAGCCATGCAAAATTAAAAATGACATAGGGAATAAGCAGTAAGAATGATACAAACATTATATTCATCATACCATTGCTATTTGTAATAAAAGCAATTGTAAATAGTAGAAATATAAATCCAACTAAACTAATAACCATAGCTGCATCTGTTATTAACCATTGATAAAGTGATACGCCTACATTTGATTCACAGTCAATGTCATTTTTAAATTTTGTTGCAATGACTAATTCAGAAATTGGCAAGGCATTGATAACTAAATATATTAAAAACACACATATGTATGCGGCCAATCCAAAAGTATTTATATTACCTATTTTTATCTTTAATCTTCCAATATATGAGTTATTGGCCGGTTCATCTGGAGGCATCGATATTGCTATATTATCTTGTTGCAATGACATTTTTGATATATTGACATATATCATTTATTATCATTATATATATTTTTCAATTTTTATTTTCATTTATGTGTTGCAAGACACATAAATGAAAATAAAAAATGATAAAGTCAAATTTTTTTTATTGTCATGTTCCTTTTAAATTAATTTGAGTTTAGGATTTCATTCCTTCATAATATTTCAATACTATTTTACTTTTAACAGCATCGGTTATGTGTGGGAGTGACAACATTTCAAGAGTTCTATTGTCAACAGAATAATTCATTTGAGACAAAAATATCAACATCAAGTCTTCTTTTTTGTATGTTGCCAAAATATGTCTTAGGTATTTGCCATCTAATTTTTCTGTATAACCAACAACAAGTTTCTTAAATTCTGTTTTTGTTGTTTTTGAATTTGATAATGCTTTTTGAAATTCATCTAGACGCGCATTTATGGTTTTTCGCAAGGCAATTCCTGGAAATTTACTGATGATCTCCCTTTGTTTGTCATTTAGACAGATATAATTTATGTAGTCTGTGAAAAATGTCGATTTGACTGTTTTTCCCTCTATACAATTTTTACATAATGATATTATTTTAGCATCAACTAATGCTTCAGTTATTAACATTTTATTATCTAAACACTTATTTATTACATAATTATTATCATCTATTATGGCATTTGTAAATGTCTCTTCGTTGATAATTATGTTTTCAATTTCAAGATTATTTATTTTTGCAATCATTATTTTATTTAATGTATTGACATCTTTTAATTTGTAAATTCGCTCAAGGGGATATTTTGATATTCCTTTTAATGCTGGGTCTGTTTTATGTTCGTCAATGTATTCATTCATTATTTTTATATTCCTGACAAACAAATCAAAGTAATTATGCCATTTTGTAACAATATCAATATATATAGCATCTATTCGTGATGTTGGAATTTCTAATGCAATTTTGCGAACATATATTTTTGTGACATGTTCTGTTCCCACAAACAAAACACTTGTGTTGTATAAAGATTCACATGTATTATTTATTGGCCAAAATTCCCTTATTGTATCAATATATCTATTTCCCAGAGATATATGTAATAATTTATGCATGTCATCTTTCCCATAATAATAGACTAGTTTACTATCTTTTATTTCTTTCAAATACTTATCATAATTATCTATAAATTGTCCATACCCATGTGCTGTTTTTGATAAAAATGTTGCAACAAGCCAACAACAATTATTTGGTGCCACCATTTTTAAATCACATAATACCTTATAATAATCAATTTCAGCCAACTCATATTCAAAATGATGAAACATCAAAAAAACAAAAATGGATGTAATTTTTAATGTTGTTATTGGCATTTTTTTACATTCTTCGTACAAAGTCGTTTGACACCATTGTTTAAAATATGGTAGCAGCAAATCAAAATATCCTGTTGGTAATACATAATTATATGCATTTTCAATGAACTTTTTATATTTTTCTGATGTCATCCAATCTTGTCTAATTTGCAGATATATTAATTGAAAACTATTTATTTTATCAATGTCCTTTTCATCGGCATAGTAAAATGTATCTAAACATGCTAATAATACATTTCTTAATTGGTCTGTCTCACTTCTAAAAAGATTTGTTTTATATATATCTAATTCCCCCATGTCATATATTTAATTAACTAATATTTATGTAAGTTTGTTATTTTCAATTTTTTTATTTATAATTCGATCTTTAGATCGAATTATAAATAAAAAAATAACACTATTTTTTCTGTTAATAATACTCATCAAAATCAGTTATTACACCTGCTTTAAATTCAAAAACACACAAGACACCTCTGAGTATCATAGATGCAAACATAATAGCTTTTATTTGTAATTGTGTCAAATCATCACAATCTCTTGCCATGACAAAAAGTCCTATCATGATCCATATAATAACAAAAACTCTATATATCATTTGCAAAATATATGTTGCCTTGACAACATTTACATATTTAGGAAAAATATAATAGTTCATAAGAAAAATTATAAATGGAATCACAACAATTAGGATATTTACAACTGAAGTAACAACCAACCAGTGATAGAGTGAAATGACATTAGACGAACAATCAATATCATTTTTATAAGTAATAGCAAATCCTAATTCAACTCCAGCTAAAATTAATTTTGTGACATCGGCATAAAATAAAAATTGACTTTTATATTTTTTATATTTTTCTATTAATTCTTTTTTATAATCTATTTCGTCCATGATGATATAATTAGTTGAGAAATCCATTGTTAATATGACATATTTTTTATAATTACATATTTGCTTTGAGTTTATTTTTCAATTTTTTATTTTTAAATATATGTCTTTCGACATATATTTAAAAATAAAAAATGATAAAATTTCCGCTAGGAATATTTCACAATTTTTTTATTTATAATTCGGTCTAAAGATCGAATTATAAATAAAAATGATAAAATCGTCGAATAGACGATTTTAGAATTTTTTTACTTATGTGTCAGCATGAAATTGATAATAAAAAAACTGAAAACATACTTGTTATGTATTTTACTTATGTTGCAGTTCATTTAAAAATTTTATTCTTTCTTCTATTATTTGTTCTGTGGTACTTGAACACATATCATATTCTTTTTCATAAATATCATACATTATTTTGTACTTCTGTCTAGAAATTTCATCAGTGGTTGTTTTATACAAATTTTCATATTCTGTCATGTATGCCACCACTAAATAAAGTTGTTCCTCTTGATATTTTTTAATGCCGAACTCAAAAATATCGATCAATTCTTCTTTTGAATATTCCTTTAGATTAAATATGCTATATTTTTCAAGAAAATCATCAATCATATCAACACTCAAATAAAAAGACTTACATAGCATTCTTGGGTCATACATTTTGACATGATATTTGTCGTGAACATGTTCAACTATTAGCAATTGTGGAAATCCATCATAGTCGTTATTTTTGATAAAGTAGTAATCCATAATATATTATATAAATTATTCTCTTAAATAAATATCAATTTACCAACAACAATTTGAAAATTGAACTCTGGAAATAAAACCATCATAATAGAATTTGATGTCATCATCATCGCATTCTGGATCATATTTCAAAATAAGTGGCTTGAGTTCATCAAGTGTCTTATTTTTTAATTCAGGATTAAATTTCCCATCAAATTCTTTGTTAAAAATAATTCTGGGAATATATTCTTTATCTACATTATTGCACCGGACATATTCTTTAATAATTCTTTCTTTTACAATTATTGGCGAAATTAATGCATCTGTTTCTAATAATTGTTCGTGTTCCTTTTTACCTCTGTCTGGTTCGGCTGTTTGAAGCTCGCTTCCATCAATATATCCTGATGCAATAATAAAATTGTTATTTGTCAACAACCATCGGAAAGGTTTTACACATGAAACTGTTGTTTCTTTATCTTTGACTCTTACGATTTTTAATGGTCTGAAATCTCCCATAGAACCACAATACATGTATTCGTCTACCTCAACCTTATCCGAAAATGTTACTCCATCGCGATCTAATCTGATTTTAGAATCTTGCTTTATTGATTTTGTAAAAGAACCGAACAATTCTTCGACCATTGTATTTTCAGTATTAAATTCAGTCAATTTGGCAAGTTCTGGATTTTCAATATGATCCACAAAATTTGTTATTTCAAATTCTGGCAAATTAAGTCGAATACGATTGTATTTTTCACATTTAATATAATTTGTAGGATCAAAAATATCATCAGACAAATCAATTTTGCCTTTTTCAAGATCATTGTCTATTAACACAACAAAATATATATGGTGGTAGCAACAATAGTGATGCTTATTACGCAACTCCAATTTGACTGCAATTTTGTTGTTAACTTCATCATGATAGAATTTTGTTGTTGGATAATCATATGTATTTGTCATAAGTTCTACAATAAATTTGGCGTCACCTTTTGAAAATAGGAATTTCTTATTGTATCTTGGAAATTTTGTTGTCCATTCTAAATCCATATCAAGATTCGAGATTAATGATATATGTGACATTTCATCTGCGTTTTTAGAACAGGTTAATACATTAACATTACATTCTTTTAGTAATTTTCGTCCATATTCATTTAACACCAAATCTTCAGTCATGATATATTGTAATTTTGGAACAAAATTTAAATATTTCAAATGTTCTAATGTGATTATCAAATCATCATAACTGTCGATTGGCAGTTTGCAAAATGACTTATCGGCAATTCCTAAAAAGGTCTTAATGCAATTTTGTTTTTCTCCTGATTTAAAATTTGCAGCATATACTATCAGAGTATAAAACAAATTAAAAGGAGACCATACTTTTAAATCAAGCTTCTGTGCGAGACGATTGACTTTTGAAATAATATCCAAAAAATGCTTTCGCAATTCACCTCGTATAGACTTTTCTCCAAAATAATTCGAAAATGCAAATTCTCCTTCTTTCGCCTCATCAATTACATTTATGTAGGCATAATTGTCATCATCGTCATCATCGTCATCATCGTCATCATCGTCATCATCGTCATCATCGTCATCATCGTCATCATCGTCATCATCGTCTTTATTATTTTTCTGCTTTTTCCAAACATACATAACTAATGGCAACTCATGTATATCTAAACCTGTCTTATATTTTATTGTTCTTTCCTTGAAATATTCTTTTACAAATGTGATAATATCATTAATACTTCCCTTTTCAAAAAATTCCCTTCTTTTGGCAAATTCGGTTTCCCAAAGTGCATTGCGTCTTTCGTTCCGTGTTTTGTCACACAGATCTTTTTGCGCAATAAAGGCATCTGCCTCTTCTTTAGCATGTTCGATCTCCATTTTTACAAAGGAATATTAACTTTGTAAAACAGTAATGATTGGTCAATTAATATTGAATTTAGTTGTTTAGATAATTTTGAAATTCAATTTTTTTTATTTATAATTTCGTCCAAAGGCGAAGATATAAATAAATATCAATTTACCAACGACAATTTTCAAATTGGACTCTCGCAATAAAATCATCATAATAGAATTTAATATCATCATCATCGCATTCTGGATCATATTTCAAAATAAGTGGCTTGAGTTCATCAACACTCTTGTTTTTTAATTCGGAACTAAATTTCCCATCAAATTCTTCCTTAAAAATAATTCTGGGTATATATTCTTTATCCATATTGTAGCATTGCACATATTTCTTTATGATTTTTTCTGTTACAATTATTGGCAGAGTTTCTATTTGTGAATAATACTTCTCTTCGATTTTATCTATTTTAATTTTTTCAAGTTCAGTCCCATCAACATATCCTGAAGCAAAAATCAAATTGTTGTTTGTTAACAACCATCGGAAAGGTTTTACACATGAAACTATTGTTTCTTTATCTTTAACTCTCACAATTTTACTTGACCGTGTATTAGGCATTCCACCATGCGATATGGTTTCGTATGTCAGAACTTTGTCTGCGAATGTTATTCCTTCATTGTTTAATTTAATTGTTGAATCTTGTGCTATTGATTCTGTAGAAGAGCCGAACGAATCTTCGACCATTCTATTTTCATCATTAAATTCAGCCAATTTTGCAAGTTCTGGATTTTCAATATGATCCACAAAATTTGTTATTTCAAATTCTGGTAAATTCAATTGAATACGATTGTGTTCTTCACATTCAATATAATTTGTAGGATCAAAAATATCATCAGACAAATCAATTTTGTCTTTTTCAAAATCATTGTCGATTACAACAATAAAATATATATCATCATGTCTTAAATAGTGTTTTGTTTGGTGAAGTTTCACTTTAACTGCAATTTTGTTATTAATGCTGTCATGATAGAACTTTGTACACCTCTGATACTCATTTGACATTAGATTTACGGCAAATTTAGTAGTTCTGCTTTGAAAAATAAAATTATTGGAATCAAAAAAACGTTTATCCCATCCTAAAACCAAATTAAGATTAGAGATTAATGATACATGTGACATATCACCTGTGTTTTTAGGACAGGTTGATATATTTATATTACACTCTTTTAGTAAATTGCTTCCATATTCATTTAGTTCCAAATCTTCAGTCATAATATATTGCAATTTTGGAACAATATTTAAATATTTCAAATGTTCCAATACAATCATTAAATCATTATAACTATCAATTGGCATTTTACAAAATGTCTTATCTCCAATTCCTAAAAAAGCCTTGATGCAATCTTGTTTTTTTCCTGATGTAAAATTTGCAGAATATACCACAAGAGTGTAATACAAATTAAACGGAGACCATACTTTTAAATCAAGTTTCTGTGCAAGACGATTGACTTTTGAAATAATATCCAAAAAATGCTTCCGCAATTCACCCAAATAAGACTTTTCTCCAAAATGATTAGAGAATGCAAAGTCATCTTCAGTTGCTTCATCGACGATAGTTTTGTTAACAACTTTGCCATCTTCATAGTCAATTAATTGCAATTTGTGTATTTTGAGTTCTGGATAAAATGATTTAAGTTGTTTATTAAAATATTCTCTCACTTTTGAGACAACTTCGTCAATACCAGCTGTTTCAAAAAATTCTTTTCTTTTGCGAAATTCTGTATCCCAAAGTCTTTTACGCAGTATTTGCCGGTCATCACATAGTTCATCTCGCTCTTCTTCAGAATGTTCGATCTCCATTTTGACAAGAAGAAAGTAAAGTGTCAAACGTTTGGTTAATCACTATTAGATTTAGTTGTTTAGATAATTTTGAAATTCAATTTTTTATTGGAAATGAAAAAAAGAAAATAATAAAAAAATGTAATAGTTTTTATTTTAATATATTTTGATATATTTTAAAAATTCATTATAATAATGATAAATATCTTCATCGTCACATTCTGGCTGATATTTTAATGCAAGTAATTTGAAGTTGTCAAATGTCATTTCCTTAAACTCTGTAGTATGTTGTCCCCCGAATTCCTTCTTAAATATGATACTTGGCAAATAGTCCTTATCATTTATTTTACATTCACAATATTCCTTAATCATCTTTTCTGTGAAAGCTATTGGAGTAATTATTTTTGATAATTCAACTGTGTCATCTGAGGGAACTGAAATTAATTCACTTCCATCTACATATCCAGATGCAACATGCAACTTATTACGCGTAATTAAAAATCTAAATGGTTTTATACATGATACAATAGTTTCTCTATATTTAATTCTCTTAATTTTTTTAGGTGTATAGAAGTCACAACCGGCTGTCGCCATACAACATTCAATTATTTTTACTTCATCTTTAAATGTCACGCCTTTCCTATCCAATCTAATTTTTGATTCCTGAAATATTGTTCCTGTAAAGGATGATTTTTCACCTCTCACAATTTCTTCAAACATGATATTTTCAGCAGTTGGTTCAGTTAATTCAAAAAGTTCTTGATTTTGAAGATGCTCAAATTTATTTTCGATTTCAAATTCAGGCAACCATAACTTGATTATATTGTATTTCGAACATGGTACATAATTATCATAATTAAAAATGTTGTCAGTCAAATCTGCCAATCCAGTTTTTAGATTATTGTTGATTATCAAAATGAATTCGATATCGGAAAAATATTGACATTCATCATTTTGTCGTAGAGAAATTGCAACTGCAATTTTGTCATTTATTTTATCATGATAATAAGCCGCGTCATTGCTATAATTATTGAACATTAATTCAACAATTTTAGTTTTATCATTATTTATAAAATTAAATTTTTTTTTGTTGTAAAATTGTTTGCGCCATATAAAATCAAAATCAATATTCGATATTAATACCGCAGAAGAAATACCTGCAAACGGAACACGTTGTTGTGCAATATTACAAGTATCCAATAATCGTCTAGCATAACTACTTAATGTTAAATCATCAGTTACGATAAATCTCAAGTTTGGTTTGATATTTAATTGATTGAAATATTGGATTGTCAATATTAAATTTTTATATTCATCATAATTTTCATCAAGTTGTAAAAATTTTTTTATACATCTTTGTTTTTTTCCATTATTAAAGTTATTACAGAATACCAAAAGTGAAAAAAACAAATTGATAGGTGACCATAATTTTAGACTCAATTTTTGTGCAAGTTTATCAACATCTTTGATGAATGCATGAAAAGAATCCAATGAAAATAAAGGTTTAAATTTATTATTTGTCTTTTTATGATCATATATTTTATATTCAACAAATGGATATGGAGTGAATCCATCATGCACCCCGTCCAGTTCTTTGTACGATCCATCTGATGTAGCAAATTGATCAAAATCAATCATATTTGATTTTTTATTGTCGGATTTCACTATGGATTCAGAAAATGGATCAAAATCAATCATATTTGATTTTTTATTGTCGGATTTCACTATGGATTCAGAAAATGGATCAAAATCAATCATATTTGATTTTTTATTCCCCGATTTTTCTATGAATTCTGTGAATTCCCGAACAATATCATCTATTGACGATGTAGCCATTTTCTCTGATGATAAGCATTGTATGGGTACTGCAATCATATTGATTTTAAATATAGATGATCTAAATAATATATATTTCATTTTTTTTTTATTTTCAAACGACTAGAGAGAACATTTTGCCGAATTGGTTAAATGAGGCACACTGTTCGAACGACTAGAGAGAACATTTTGTTCGAACGACTAGAGAGAGCACCAAGGTTTCATTAATGACATTGCCACACCAACACCTACATCCAAATACATTAAATAAGCCAGATATTTAGAAAATTGTTTTTCTCCACCATTTAATAAATATAATGCCAATAAGAATATCATTATTGCAATAAATAAATGAAATCTTCTGCTCCACCACTGTTCTCCGTCTAATTTTGGATATATTATTCCTATTCCAATAGCGGAAAATATCAACATAAGTACATGAAGTATTTTTTTGTCATGATATTGTAACACCCAACCTGCTAATAATAAACGCGTAAAAATGCAAATTGTATAATATATTCTTTTTCTATCATTTGGTTCAATCCCAATAGCCTTGATCATATTAGTGAAAACTGGATCATTCTTAAGACAGTCCGTCATAATATCCCTCTTCAATATATTTTTTAAATTTCCTTAAAGCAATAGTTCTTTGTGATATGCTATTCTTTTCTTCTTTTGTCATCTCTGCATATGTTTTGTCATAACCATCTGGCTGAAATACAGTGTCCCATGAAAATCCATTTGTTCCTCTTGGTGACACAATTGTACCTTTGATAGACCCTTCAAAATAATATGTCTTAAGGGTGTTAGTTGTTGGATCCTCTTTTACTAATCCAAAAATAGTTGTAGCTGTTGCCTTTAGACCATAATATATTGTGCTAAAATTTTCAAGACCCAAATGTCTCTCTGGAAATTTAATTAAGGCCCCAGGGTATCCACCATAAACATCAATTCCAAGACCTGTATCTTCACAAAATTCTCCATCATTCAAGTACATGCTTTTTTCCTTGATAACATCAAACACACTAACTGATTGAATTTCTGGCAATTCTTCATGTGTTGCAGGTTTAGAAATAGGAATTCCGAAAAAATCACTTACTTCTTTTAGTTTATTTGCATTGCTTGTAACAAAAATAAGTCCAGCCATCTTGATCTGTGCGACAAAAATAAGTCTTCTTGCTGTTTTGTATGTCTGGAATTGAAATAATATGTCTGATACAAAAAGGTATTCATGATATTTAATTTTCAATTTTTTATACTATCTGTTCATATTCACTTCTGTTATTGTTTGATTCTTTATTTAAACATTTACATAAAGCCATACCAATGTGACGATAAATACATTTAATTGTAATAATCAAAAATACAAATATAAATATATATACAAATATTTCACATATTATATGACTATTGCATAATTCATCTGGTATCTCCATTTTATATAATAAATAATTAACATATGTTGGAATTGATCTTATTTTTTTCAATTTTTTATTTTAACTTGTGTGTCAATCGACACACAAGTTAAAATAAAAAATGATAGAATCACGAATAGTGATTTTACAATTTTTTATTGTTATTTAACTCCTTTTAAATAAAATGATAGACTTTCATTTTGTCCATTCAATAAACAAAAATTCTGTCTTCATTTGTCTTGAAAATTGTGTCTTTCAATTTGGCAAAATCATCATCCATCATAGTTGCTAAAGATCGCAAAATTTTATTGAGATGTGGCAATGCACTGATCAAAAGACACATATTAAATTTATCAATATCTTTTACACTGATGCCATCAATAATAGTTGTGATTATGTCATGAGTAGAATCTGCATAAATTGGTTTTGTAAATTCAGATAAAAATTCACCACACATATTATCATCATAATCTAAGATGTTTGGAAGAGTCATAATTTGTTCTTTTAAATATGTCTTTATTGCTACAATTTTTGTCGCAATGAAAACTCTGACATTTGCTAAAATTTTTTCGACAATCTCATAAATAGATATCAATTCAAAAACTTGTTCTTCCAATTGACTGTAGTAAACAGGAAATGAATTAATAAGTGAACTTCTCAACATATTTACAATATATGGGATTGAGTTTTTCCATATCATTTTGTTGCGAATAGACTTTTTATTTGTCCGATCAATAAATCTATTAAAAATCTCTTTCATTGATTTTCTCTTTAAAATATCATTGGTCAATGCCAGACATAAATATGCAAATTCTTTTGTTTTTAATTCTCTTCCCTCTATTGTCTTATTATTAACTCTTCTCTTTTTTGTTTTGATTGCATAATTTAATTTTGGAAACACTTTTGTTTTTGTTGTTATATGAGGATTATAATTTTGAATTGCACAATTCCATTTATCCATATCAAACAAACTATCAGCCAAATCTTCTAAATCTCGAAGCATTACGATTTTTTTAGAAATGTCAAATATGTTTTGTTTATAGTGCTGACTAGTTACCTTTGTCCAATCAACCGGAGAAACTAACACATTGTTCCAATATTGAGAAGTGTATACACTTCTTCGAGAAGATATATTATATCCTTCCATTTTTGATTGTTGGTGATACATATATATTTGTTAAGTTAATTTACTATTTATTTTTCAATTTTTTTATTTATAATTTGGTCTAAAGACCAAATTATAAATAAAAAAATGATGGAATTCCCGCTAGGGATATTTTACAATTTTTTATTTTTAAATGTGTTAAAAATACATTTAAAAATAAAAAATGATGGAATTCCCGCTGGGGATATTTTACAATTTTTTATTTTTAAATGTGTGTTAAAAACACATTTAAAAATAAAAAATGATGGAATTCCCGTTAGGGATATTTTACAATTTTTAATTATTGGATTTATATGCCAACATTAATATGATAATTCTTTTATTTTTAATTAAAATAATTTTGAACCACATTCCAATTTTTATATACATCTAATAAGTCATAAGACTCTTTTACACATTTCCCATCTTCATATATTCTATATTTAAGTAATTTGCCCATAGTAAATGTGAAACAATAACCATCTTCCACATTATTTTTGTATAATGTTTGAAAATCTTTTGTACCATAGCTTGTAAATTTTGTGTACATTCCATTTAGTTTCCCCCCTTCATAATTGCATTCTAATTCTATAAATCCATTATTGTACCAACTTGCATATGAACCTTTCAATAATCCATTGGTATAAGAAGATTCTGTTTTTTTAACACCTGTCTCATACCATTCGTATTTTTTGCCTTCTAACACACCCTTGTTGTAGGTGCAATCAGTTATTTTAATACCTTCTCTTGTATATTCTTCATAGTGGCCATCTAACAAACCTTTGAAATAAGTTGTGATGACATGTGGAAAACCATTATAATGAGAACTTTTATAATATCCATGTAACATTCCATTTTCATAATTAATATCATCATGTTCCATATTCATGACCCACTTTTTGCGATTGCCATCCAATACACCATTTTTAATAGTATATTCCTCACACAAATTTCCATCATTATTAAAAGTTTTGTGAACTCCATCTTCTTTAATCAATCCCCTATACAAAAAATATGGAACCTCTGGTGTTAAATAATATCCGCTTATCTTAGAATATTCATACGCTTGATTTAATTGTTTGCCTGCAAATATTGTAAGAAGATTATTATTTGTGCCGCGTGCTTCCGATACCTCAAACAGATTATTCATATTGAATATTGCAATTACTTTTTTCATGTCATCAGGTTTGTACAAAGCATATTTCTTGACACCATCATAACAATTATTCGGTTTTATATCAATTTTTCCTATGACAAGAAAAATATCAAGCAATATATAGCCATAAGATCTGTCGGATAAATATGGTTCTAATTTTGCATTAAGTTCTTCTAATGTAGGCATTTTTGATAATAAATAAAGAAGAATGTATATTTTCAATTCATTTATCAATTTTTTTATGCACCAAATATGTCAAAAATGAAAAACATATTTCTTAAAATAACAGAGATTACTAAATGAAATGCGGAAGTAAAAATGACTGTCTTGACTAATAAAAATAAAATGCCACAAAAACTACATGCAACATTTGATCCAATATATTCCACAATTGTTGTTGCTGTCGGATGGACAAATTTGTATAATCCTGTGTCATATAAATACACTTTGCATGTTTGCACATTCATTGTGTATTTTTCATGAATAATGTCTATCATCTGATTTGCATTAAAAATATTGCCATATTGATTATAAACGAATAAGATCAATAGAAAGAATGAAATAAATCTGATAAAGTATTTGCGCATCATTGTGATTATAATATAAATAAAAGATATGTAGGTAGAAGGTATAAGTTTCAATTTTTATTGACATATTTTATTTTTAAATAGAAAATACTAAAAATGCAAATAACATTTTCACAATGTTACAATTTAATAATGCCATTTTGAACATCTATTAAACTCAGGTAATTTTTGATAAAGTGATAAGTATGTAGTTGATTCTGACACATCAAATAAATACGCACATATGCTAATTGAAAGATATATTAAATATACAATTGAAAATGAATACCAAAACAATTTTAATACATTTAATGCATATGTTTTATAGGTATCGACATCAAAAAAATCCCTTTGTAAATTATTTACATAATCACATGATAAATTATATAAACACATTCCAAATCCGTAGGTGAAATAAAGAATAACCAACAAAAATAATAAGAATGCATAAAGATATATATACGACATTTTATTTGATTGATAGTTTATTCTCTAGTTTGCAAAAATATATTTTCAATTTTTTTATTTCTTAATTTAGCAAAAGCTAAATTAAGAAATAAAAAAATGATTTTCCTAAAATATTTATTTGACAAATGAAAGTATCAACCAAGAACTTAATCTTAATGGTATTTCAACAATAAGTGCATTGACTAATACCACTGACACAGTCATCACAAGTGACATGATAAACGCCTTCAAAAATAATGTCAATGTTTGATAAAAATAGTTTTTGCAATTTGACATTGTCAATCCATCTGTGTATAGCTTTTCAGTCAATTGTAAAACTTTATAAAGATAATTAATATACACTATTAGTGAAACAAGGGAAGCAACTTCTGCTGCCATTTTTAATTGAGTAATATTATAATCAACTAGACATATTTAGAGTTTAGGATTCAATTTTTTTATTTTAATCTTCGTCTTGAACGAAGATTAAAATAAAAAAATTATGGAATTCCCGCCAAGGGATATTCCACAATTTTTTATTATTGTTCATTCTTTTTAAATAAATAAAATATCATACTTGACATAATCCAACTCCTGCTCCTGTATCAGTCTTTCGTGCTGCTTCATACGGGTCACTAGGTTGTTCTGGACAAGTTGGCGGTGGAACAGACTGTTTTGGTTTTGAACAAAACGCTATGCATGAAGAAACAAACATGGAAAATGAAACAACTGATAAGATCATGATACCGGCAATAGAAGGTGGTTCTAACATATATCCACTTGCATAATCAGGTTCACTAAAATATGTTTCATTTGTGTCACGGATCCACACATGTTGTGTTGAATTAATTGTTTTTGCATTATTAAAGCAATTGACATCATCAATGTCACAATGTGTTGTTGTGGTAGTTATTCTGTTTGGTGCTGTAAAAACAACATAATTAATTGTTTTACAAATGCCAATTAAAATATCACATGCTTCTCTTTTATACAGAGAACAATAGCAGTTACATTCATAAAATACTGTTTTGCAAGTTGTCTTAGTATTTCCACTTCCTGTTGTTCTGCACTCTTGTCTTGTGCATGTACTACATGATGTATGACAACATTTATCTCCTGCATAACATTCGACAGTAGAGTGAAGAGTATATGCAGAGATATTTAAATTGTCACACACTTGATCATCGATCTTCGCTTGAATTGAACATCCATGACATCCAATATTCTTTGAACATCGTTGATCAATAATAGTTCTGTCTTTGATAATTGATTCAGATTGACTCCAATGTAATTTCTCATTATCGATATAATTATCTTTGTCATGTATGTCAATCAATATACTGAAGCATATTGTTCCAATGCTAAATACAATTCCACATATTAAACACATGTAACCATTTAATGCCGCCATTTTGTTCTGAAATATGTTGAAGTTGCAATCAACAAAATGCAATGAATAAGGATCAAAATTGTATGGAAGATTTAGAGAAAATAGGATTCAATTTTTTTATTTATATATTTTGGCTTGCGCCAAAATATATAAATAAATAAAATGATAAAATTGCGAATAGCAATTTTACAATTTTTTTATGATGTTCACTTCCTTTTAAATAAAATGATAAAATTGCGAATGGCAATTTTACAATTTTTTTATGATGTTCAATTCCTTTTAAATAAAATGATAAAATTGCGAATAGCAATTTTACAATTTTTTTATGATGTTCACTTCCTTTTAAATAAAATGATAAAATTGCGAATAGCAATTTTACAATTTTTTTTATGATGTTCAATTCCTTTTAAATAAAATGATAAAATTGCGAATAGCAATTTTACAATTTTTAATCATATGTATTTTCTAAATAAAATACATATGATTAAAAAGACTGGAATATTCCACAATTTTTAAATAATGTTCAATTCCTTTTAAATAAAAATGCCACATTGTCTTCAATTACACCAATAAACTAAGAATGTATATTGCATACATAACAATGACAAAAATCACTGTTGCCACAAAATATAATATAGATCCTGCAATAATAGCATTTTTTGAAAAAGTATAGCCAGCAGAATAATCTGGCTCATCAAAAGAGGTTTCATTTGTATCTCGAATCCAAATAAAAACATGACTGTTGACTGATTGTAAATTTAAACATTCTTCCTTGTTATCATCAGTACAATCTATCTTGATTTTTATATGTCTATGTAAGTCTGTCATAAGATAATAATAAACATATTTGTTGTAATTAAATACTGTATTGCAAGCATTTTTCTTGTAAAAAGAACATTTACACTCACAATTCCCTTCAGAACACTGTTTACATATTACTTCACAGCACTGTTCATCAGCATAACATTTAATTGTCGCAGGAAATGTTTGAGGTGCTATTGTAAAATTTAAATTGTTGCAAAAGGGATAATCATTTGGATATGATGAAATCAGACATTGATTTTCACAATTTAATTTTGTTGAATAAATATTTTGAGAAATACTGATGTTCGTAATGATTGAATCTACATTTGACCAATGCAACTTTTCACTTTTAATATAATTTTGTGACTCTCCATAATCAATAAATACAAATACAAGTGTTGCAACAAGATATGATATAATTGTATATGGATTATAAATAGAATATTTGCATACAAACGTACATCTATCAAACCCCATTTTTACTATTGGCGGAATCAGAACTAGATCGACTGTTGTTATTCTTTTTATTATATGAATAATACAGAAAAATTGAATTTCAATTTTTCTAAAGGACTTTATGATATATCAAATCATTATCAATACTGTCATTTAAGGAACAAAATGGCGTTTCTCAATAAGTTGTACATCGCATCTAACTGTGTCACAGGTGTTATTGGAACTATGCCATTATTGTCACTATTAAAAAATGAGCTGGACAAAGATTTTATTTGTCCAACTTGTGTTGATAAATATGAATTGGTAAAATCATCAGTCGGTATGACATCCAACATCTACATTGCTGGACTAGGAATGAAGTTCATTTATGACGAACTAAAAAATGTTCCAAAAGAAGCAGTGTATAAATTGCCTAAAAAGGAATTCTTATCATTTTTATCAAGAGGAACAGGAAGTTTTGCAATTTCAGCAATGATATGCACAAATTTAGTTTTAACACCATATTACTACAAACATTTTACGCATAGTTTAAGGTGTCTTCAATAAAATTCAAAATTCTCAACGAGATCCTCTATTTTTTTATTCATAATATCGACAATCATTTTTTTTCTTTTTTTTTGATCATAAATATATTCACCAAAAAAATAATATTTTTTCCATCTTTTAACTCCAGGCACTTAAAAGTAATATAAAAGTGTTTAAATTCTAAAGAATTTAAACACTTTTATATTACTTTTGTAGGGTTCTGAAGGGTAGAAAAGCATATAAAATTTATTTAAAACCCATGGGTTTTAAATAAATTTATATGCTTTTTACCTCCAGATACCTTTTCAATTTCATCATCAGTTATTTTTGCAATATTGTTTATTTCATTCATAAAATCCATTAGTGTTATCAAGCCTCTCCTTGATATTGTTGCAAAGATTTTTTTCATATCACCAATATTATATTCATTAATTGTCAATCCATTTTCTGTCAAAATAAATTTTATTGCTGGACACAATAACATTATATATTTTGTGTCATTCAAAACTGCAATTGAATCACTTGCGCATATATAATACCCGATATTCAAAATTATATAATTTTGAATATATGTTTTGATTACCGTCTTTCCCTTCCTTTTGAATATGAAATCCTTCTTCAAAATAATTTCGGACAATATAACTTATGTCGTCATGTTGATTAAATTTTACTGTGTTACAATTTACAACATCATAACTGTCTTTTCCAAATGTATTGAAGTGAATTATGGCATACAACATATTATATAATTATAATATATGGAAGATAATATTATCAGTCTTAAATTATTTTGGAAATTCACAATAAATTATGGCACATATGTAAGAAAAAATAAATTGAATGGTCTAGAAAGTTGGCAATTGTTAAAAAAAATGTTTGGAACAGTCAATAAATCATATGACTTGAATTTAGAAAATCTAGAAGAATTAAGAAAAAAGGTTGATTATAAAGAAATAGGAAAAGAAGATGAGAATGCCAAACTTACTGTGGATGGCACAGAAATGAGTAATGATATTGAACATGACCACTTTTTTGTTCAATTATTTAGATTGCCAAAAGTAAATAACAAAGATGGCAAATTGCAATTTTTAAAGCTAATGCAAATTGCTTATAATATAGGTCAGTTCAAAGCAGAAAACTATGACAAAAGTGTTGCACATTTTTTTAAGAAGCATAAAATGCGAAAATTAAGAACTTATGTAAAATAAATATTATATTATATGGATAAAAAAACATATAATAAAATATCAGTTCAATTCAACATATTTACTTTTGACAGAGTAAATAAATCAAATCCACAAGATGAGTTTGAATGTTCTGTAAATACAACCATACAAAAATATCTTGAATACATGGTATTAAAAATAAAAAAATATGCAGAAGAAGGTTTGTATTTTGATATAATGCCTGTCTTTGTGACATTAAAATGGAAAAATAAAACTAAACAATTAGAAACAAAATCTAAACATATATATGCAATGTTTAAAGAAGTTGATGACAAAATAAAATTGTATGTTGATACAGAGAAAAATACATTTGCAGAACATTACAATAAATTAAGTGATAAACTTAAAATGCGTCTTGAATTACGATCTGTTGATGACAAATTTTTTGTACAAGCTTTTAAAGAAGTTAAAGGAGAATATAAATTACAGTCACATTGGACTTTAACTGGATGCAAATTAATTTTTCATTTAGGAGTTATATCAAATAATGTAAATAAAAAATTGCTGACTGAAAATATTTGTGATTATGAACCAAACATAAGACTCAAAAGAGAATTAATAAACTTAAATGAGATAAGTAAATATGTCAATAATGTAATCAATAAAAAACTAACTGGATGAATTTGAATCAACATCACTTATATCAGTACTTTTAATTTCACTTTTAACATCATCGAAATTCATTAATGAAAATTTCTTCTGTTCTTTTTCATTTTCAATAGCTGACAACCAATTATTAAATGGAGTTCTTATACAACTTCTAACAATCTCATTCACTTCTGCAACTGTTAGATTTTCTTCAATCATTTTTGTTGCAACTTTGTCAATTTCTTCGTTATTTAACACATATTTAATATTGAAATCATCAACAAACAATGAGTCATAAAATTTAATGAATTCAATGCATTGTTCTTTTGTAACTGTATTTGGAACATAAATAATTTTGTCAACACGTCCTCTTCTCATTCTTAACCTCACCTCTGGTGGAATATCTTCTGGAACATTGGCAACCATTATGATTACTTTTACATCTGGAGTTAATTTGCCCTCTAAAATATCACATAAGGTCGCCATATTTCCATATTGGGATTTATCTTTATCATCTTTAAATAGTAAATCACTTGCATCGACATTGTCAAATAATAATGTGCCTTTACACATTTGTAAATGATCAATATTATTATTTTCTTTTTCTCCTTCATTTTTTTTATATATTTCCATCAATGTTTTTTGCAAATCTTTTATATACAAAAAATTGCCGGATAATCCCGCCACAAGAGTTGCAAAATGTGTTTTACCTCCTCCAGGGGGTCCATAAATGAAATATCTCTTTACTTCGCCATTTCCTATTTGTTTCATATGTAACGTACGCTTCATATATTGTTTTAATTCTTCATATTCTTTTTGTAGTACTGGTGATAAAAGTTTATATGAATTTTCTGAACAACAGATGGAATGAAATATTCTAGAACCATCGTGAAGCATATCTATTGTTTCATTATAAGAATCGTCTTTTATGTTTTTTTTGGAATCTTCTATAAGAAACTCTGCTATACGCAGAAATTTTTTAACTTGCCACCTCCATAATGTTAAATAATAAAACATATCATCTGATCTTAATGTTACATCTAATGTTTCATGATCATTTTTCAATGTTATTATACCATATTTTCTGTAGCGGACTTTATCATTATCATTTTTGGAAATTTCTCTTTTGTAACCAGCCCCGACAACTATTCCTTGATGTGTTTTGTCGGCTATGTAGTTATTATTTGTAATATGATTGTTACACAGCTTATCTGTTGATTTTTCGCATTTTCTAATAATACATTCTAGAATTCTTGCAAAATCGTAGTTTGCTGTTATTTCCACAATGAATAATCTTTCGATTACTTCATATATAAAATCAAATATTTGTTTGATTAAAGTAGCCATTGTGGCATATAATGTTGTTGTTATCAAAGAGACAATCATTGTGTCCATATTTAAAGCATTATGCATCATTACAATGTTTATCATCATGTCTTAATTTCTTAAATAGAATTGGTGCATATATAAATAAAAATTATGGATTATCACTGTTATTTTTAATTTCTTCTTTGACATCATCAAAATTCATCAATGAAAATTTCTTATATTCCTTTTCATTTTCAATAGCTGACAGCCAATTATTAAATGGAGTTCTTATACAACTTCTAACAATCTCATTTACTTCTGCAACTGTTAGATTTTCTTCTGCCATCTTTGATGCAATTTTATCGATCTGTTTGTCATTCAATATATATTTTTTGTTAAATTCATTTATAAATAATGAATCATATAGTTTTATAAATTCAATACATTGTTCCTTTGTTACCATATTTGGAACATATATAATTTTGTCAACTCTTCCTCTTCTCATTCTTAGTCTTACCTCTGGTGGAATATCTTCTGGCACATTTGCAATCATAATAATAACTTTTGCATTTGGAGTATATTTGCCTTCTAATAAATCACATAAGGTTGCCATATTTCCGTAATTTGATTTATTCTTATCATTTGTAAATAGTAAATCACTTGCATCAACATTGTCAAATAATATTGTTCCATAACAGTGTCGCATATCTGTTACATCAGTATTTTCAGTTTTACTTTTATTGATATTTTTTAATATTTTTTGTAAATTATAAGAATACATTGTTCCGCCAGTCAAAACTGCACAGAGATTTGAAAAATGTGTTTTGCCGCCTCCTGGGGATCCATATATGAAATATCTTTTGATATCACCATTTCCAATTTGTGTCATATTTGACGTACGAGATAAATATTCATTCAATTCATTAAATTCTTTTTGCAATGATGGTGTCAAAAGTTTACTAGATGACAATGGACAATTAAAAGTACATTTGTTTCCAATTGAATCATACACATAAATTGAATTTTCCTGGGTAATAGTTTGTGTATTTTTGTTTCGCACATCGATATGATATTTAGCAATACGCAAAAATTTTTCTAAATCCCATCGCCAAATCATAATCACAAATTCATCGGCATTATTATCTATTATCTTTGTATTTACTTTTTCAATGTCACTTTTGAATGTCATTACTGTAAACTTTTTTATTGATGTAGCATCTACATCTCTTGTATATTTAATATTGGTTTTAAAATCGACATTTCTATTTTTAATATCAATATTATATTCATTATTAATAAAATATTTGTTTTTTAAATCGTCTAGCGAATTGTGTGAACGAAGAATTTCCGAAATAACATATCTAAAATCATTTGTTGCATTTAATCTAACAACGAACAATTTATATATTGAATCGTGAATGAAATCAAATGCTTGTCTGATAAAAGTAACAATGGTTGCATATAATGTTGTTGTCACAAGGGACACTATCATAGTATCCAGATTGATATTGTTGTGGTACATCATTTTGCCCTTTTTTAATGAAATACTTTAACAGTCATTTGATACTAATAAATGCAATGTGTTTAGGATTCAATTTTTTTATTTATTATTTCGCTCAGAAATAATAAATAAAAATGATAAAATTCCGAATAGCAATTTTGCAATCTTTTACATAATACAATCTTGATCAACTTCAATCAAACTACCCATCCATGGTGATGCTTTTATCTGGAGGTAAAAAGTATATAAATTTATTTAAAACCCATGGGTTTTAAATAAATTTATATGCTTTTCTACCCTTCAGAACCCTATAAAAGTAATATAAAAGTGTTCAAATTCTAAAGAATTTAAACACT